CGCCCCGTATGGTGGTGGTGGCGTACTAAGCAACGTGTAAGTAATATGATGTGCGTAGGCTTAGATAGGTGGGCTATCCCTACGCCTAAAGTAACAGTGGATAGATCAGTGGCAGAGCTACAAGGGCTTAATGATTCTGATATAGATGCCATGGTTAATGATGCTGAAGCACAGGCGCAAGCTTTTCTATCTGCTGAGCAAGCATATTTAATAGAGAATGCTGCGGTTAAATTTGATAGCTATAGTACTACCCCCTACCTATATTCTCAGGGCCCGCTAGATATTATCAAAGAATGTGATAATCAGATTAGTCAAGCATTCCTAGCACAATTCGCTAATCTTGGAATCACAGACACAGGCTCACGCTCAGTGGGTGAAGTTCACTTATCCATGTTTAGGCGTGCTGCTATTAACCTATGTGACATAGTAGCTAGTAGGATTAGTGGAGTAGACAGAAGCGGAGCTGGCACCATAGGCCGCTTGATTAAGTTTAACTATGGCGCAGTAGAGCCAAGCAAGTTACCTCGCTTAGTGCACACAGGTCTAGATACTGATGACTTAGCAGAATCGCTAGGCATGCTAGGGCCATTAGTGCAATATGGATTATTGACACCCGATGATGAGTTAGAGCGGGCAATACGTGAGAGACTAGGCGCGGGTGATCTGCCAGAAGATGCGCAAAGATCAGCATTAGAGAGAACGGCCACAGCTAATGCCACAGGTGGGGGCGCGGCTTTACTTGCTGAGCAGTTAATTAGGAGGCGGCGCAATGAATAAACGAACGAAAGCACAGACGCCCGCACCTCCTAAGGATAGAGTCAAGGGCAGTAAGAAAAACCCAGAGGGCAGTGCTAGTGGATCACGTGGTAGTATCTCCATATCTGATAAAACAGAGAAAGCTTTAGTTAATCTGCGTAACAAGCACAATGATAAATATAAGTCACCTAAAAAGCGCGTAGACCTTGGTATGTTAAAAGCTGTATATAGACGCGGTGCGGGTGCTTATAGTGTATCCCATAGGCCTAATGTAACGAGTCGTGATCAGTGGGCACTAGGGCGCGTTAAAGCATTCTTAAAGCTTGTAGCCACAGGTGAAAGAAAAAAAGCTTACACGGGTGATTTAGATTTATTGCCTAAGGGGCATCCTCAGAAGTCAGACGCTAAAACAGAGGCTACGGCACTAGCTACACCTCAAAAGTATTCACATATCAATTTTACTCCACCCAAGGGCGCACAGGACGCAGCGGCTAGAGCTCTAAAGAAGAGGGCAGAAAAACCCCCATCACAGCGGGGCATGACTTCCGTAGGCTTAGCGCGTGCGCGTGATCTTGCTAATGGTCGTGAGCTGTCACCCAATACAGTACGTAGAATGCTTGCATACTTCACTCGTCATGAGGTTGACAAAAAAGGTAGTACTTGGGATGAGTACGGTAAAGGGCGTCAAGCCTGGGATGGATGGGGTGGTGATGCTGGCTTCTCTTTTGCTAGAAAAGTGGTTAAACAAATGAATACAGCAGACAATAAAACACAATCTCTTAGGGCATATGGTGAGGCAATCCTTTTAAGCGATAGCTCATCATACGAAGTGCCAGAGGGGTTAACAGTAGGCAAGCCGTTTAAGACATTATCACTAGGTCAAGTATCAAGTAGACTTAGCGGTGACAAAGTAGGCAAGCCCATAGATCAAGATTTACTAACAGAATTAGTGCGGGTGTTTAATGAGCATAAAGCTGAGTCACCCGTGATCATAGACTGGCAGCATGCTACTAGCCCTTTTCAAGGTGGCACACCTGCGCCCCCAGAGAGCGGCAACGCACTAGGCATGATAGTAGATCTAGAGATTAAAGATGATGGCCTTTACGCTATACCCGCTTATAATGAGCGTGGGCTAGAGGTCGTTAAAAATGCGGGCGGTGTGCTGTGGTCAAGCCCTGAATATATCCATGGTGACATATTCAGTAGGGGAGATGGCAGCAAGTTAGGTGAGGCTCAGCTTTTAGCTATCACGCTTACACCACGCCCCGCACAATCCCATAACACTATTGATAGGATCACTTTAACTGAGGAGTTAAACATGGATGATCAAGTTAAAGAGTTAATGGCTAAGCTTGAGGCTAAAGATGCTTTAGTTAAAGAGCTTGAGGCACAACTCGCAGATATGAAGTCTGAGAATGAATCTAAGCTCATGACAGAAGATGAGAAAGATGAAGAGCTAAAAGAGCATTATGATGATGAGAAGTCTAAGATGGCTGAGCATGATGATAGTGAAAAGAAGATGGAAGATGATGAAGATAAAGTTAAAAAAATGTCTGAGTCATTTAGTACATCTAACGTAGCTCTACTTAATGAAGTGCAAGCACTTAAAGAACAGCTTAACTCTGTAGTTAAAGAGAATAACGCTATTAAGTGTGACAAAGCAGTTAATCAGCTTCTTAACGAGGGCAAGATTACACCCGCTGAGCGTAAATTTGCAGTAGATGCTTTTAACATGAAAGAGCTACAACCTACATTCTGGCAGATGTTTAGTGAGCGTCCATCAAATCAAGCTGTACCACTTCAAGAAGTGGGCCATGGCGCAAGCGGTCAAGAGATATCTAAAGCTACTTTGAGTGAGAAGATTAAAGCTTTAGCTACTGAAAAACAAATCACATTTAGTGAAGCTTTAAATATTGTACGTGATCAAGATCCTATGTCTTATCGCAAAGCTTATGGAGTTTAATATATGAATAATCAAGTACATTCTTTTATCTGTGCTAGTGCTGTGACTGAATTCTCACTAGTAAGTGTAGACAGTAACGGCAAAGTAGCCCCCACTACTTTACCTACAGACGTAGCTTGTATTGGTGTAGCACAGCGTGCGGCATCTGCGGGTGAAGCTGTGGACGTTGTAACAAGTGGTGAAACTAAAGTAATTGCAGGTGAGGCGGTCGCAGACTTTAGCGCTATCCCTCGTTTTTCTGCTATGGCAGGTGGTAAGGCTCAACCCGCAGAGGCTACAGACTCTACGTTTTTCCCTACGTGCTTTGTCATTCCTAACGTAAACCAAGCAGGCGCATCTATTAATGATCAGATCTTAGTAGAATTTAGACGCCCATCTATCCCATTAGCATAAGAGGAGTAGGATAAATGGCAAGTTCATATAGTAATATCCATCCAGTCGACGAGATCTTAACAAGCCTAGTAAGTGAAGTAATCCCTAGTGATTCTCAACTTATCGCGGGTCAAGTATTTGAGAATGTAAAAGTGCCTGAGCGTAGCGGTACATTCTTACTAGAAAACACACGTAACTTTATGGGATCACCAGAGTTAGACTTAGAGCGCGCACCAGGTGCGGGCCGTGCTAATATTGGCTCATTTGATAGAACATCTTTAACTTTCAAAGCTAAAATCTACTCTGCACAAGATAGTATCGCTATGGAAGATATTATTGATAGTCAATATCCAGGCAGTGAAGAGCAACGTATCGCGCGTAAAGTAAGACGCACTATGATGCTAGCTAAAGAAAAGCGTGCCGCAGATTTGTTATTTGATACAACATCATTTAGTAATGATTCATGTGCTAATGTGATGGGTGGTGAAGTTGACGCTGCGGGCACAGACGCACTCACAGGCTTAGACAAACTTAAAGATTTAGTATTTGCGGCAGCCCATGGCATCAACCCAGATACTATTATCTTAGGCCGTGGTGTAGCGCGTGCTTTAGCGCGTAACCCTGAATTTAGATCTTACTTATCAGTGGGTGACTTCACAGGCGCAGGTGTAGGCATTGCCGCAGGTGGTAGCTTAGTGCTTAATGATAGTGCAGTTCAAGCAATCATTAGAGACGTTCTAAACATTCCTAATGTTTATGTGGGTCAAGCTAGACGTGAGACTGCAGTACCTGGCGCAACATCTTCAGAGGCTCAAATCTGGAATGATGAGACTATCTTCTGTGGTATCCTTAAGGGCTCAGATGCTATCGTACAAAAGAGCGGTAACGTTAAAGGCATGCCAGTGGCTGCTCTCAATTTTGACTTTGGCAACATGGTTGCGGGTCAATATGATTCACTAGACGCTACTAGACGCTATGTATATGCTGAAGAAGTACAACAGTATAAAGCGATTGATTCCACATTAGGCTATATCGTAACTGACTGCTTAGCATAGTGAGTGCCCATGTGTGACAGTGCAACCCCTACATTATTAAGTGAAGTTGACGCAGATAAGAAAGCAATAGCGGACTTGCAGGCGCAGCTATCCAAGCAAAGTGGGGCGCGTGCTGAGATCACAAAAGCTAAGATAAATGAATTAAAAACGATTATTAAAGCTGAGAATAAAATGAAAGCATCCCTAGCACGTGCTAGGGGTAGCTTCCTAAAAACTTTAGAGACTGCTATAGATGCCACTAATCCTTTAACGCTACTATCTCTAAGTAGA